TTTCTTTATAATCAAGTTCTTCTGGAGAATCGGCATAGTCAAGTTCTTCCCATATGAAATTTTCCACACCGTATTTTTTCATTGCTCTTTGAAAAATATATTTTTGTTGACCAATCGAATTGATGTGCTCTCTTCTTCTTTTCTCTAATGAACAAGTAGTTTGACCTATATATCGTTTATTATTTATTAAGTTTCTTGCAGAATATATTATACCATAATTATCCAATAAATCTCCTCGCTTCTCTTTTACATTAGAAAAAGAGAGTACAATTTTTGTACTCTCTTTGATAAAATATTATTTTTGCTTAATGAACAGTTGATTGTCAAATGTGTAATAGAAGGGCAATAAAAATAGACCATCTCTGGTCTACCCATTGCCCTATAGATTAATTTAAGGTGTTACGATTGGAACTCCGTTTTCATCTAATCCCATTGATAGCAATGTTGCTCTTACTGCTGGCTGTAGACTAACGGGAACATCTGCAAAAGTCTTTGAACCGTAAACGATTAAAGTTACAAATACTAATACCATTGTGTTTTCACCTCCTCTCAATAATAGTTTGATTAACCAGAGTCTAAACATCATCCTTATCCAGTAATGCTTGTACTTTTACTTTTAGATCAAATGGAACATCATCAATCGTTTTCATTCCAGCTTTAATTAACGTGTAAAATACTTGTGCCATAATAACCCTCCTTCTATAATCCTAAAGTTGCCATATAAATATCAGTTAGACCATTCATGATAACCATTAAATTGTCTTTTATTTCTTGATTTGTCGGTTGTATTGGTGGTGGAATTACTGGAATTGGTTCAGGCGTGATAAATGTTCCGTCAGGTTGCATGATTTGGCCTAGTTCACCTGTATCTGCAACAATATCATTTACTTCTAAAGCGTAATTATCTCCTACGTTTTTTACGCTAATAACTGTTTTGTTTATGTCTAATGTAATTACTCTCATATTTACCTCCTAATTGAATTCTACAACTTGCCAGTGAGTATCTAGAGATTGAAGACTTGTTAAGCACGAGAAGGCGATCGTTGTGCTATCAAGTATCTTACCTACACAATAACCAGAACCAGAACCGTTATACGCGGTTTTAAACGAAAATAGAATAATACTTTTAGATGTGTTTATTGGACTAATCGTAGTAGTAACCTCACCTTGTGAAGCAAATGTATAGTCACCTTTCTGTAAAGATTTAATATTTGTAAATTCAATAACCTGCCATGAGATACTTACGGCATCTACGGTAGAGCCATATCTTGATAACTCAAGATTAGTTGATGATGTTATTTTTGCTTTTATACACAATTCATTTGCACCATCATTACCACTAGCTCTACTTGATATAATTACAACCGAATCGGATGATTTAATTGTTGATATTGTCACATTTGTTAGTAGTGTTCCGACTGGTAGTGTTACCACACCTCTTTGTATACTTTTAATATTATTACCACCACTGCCAAAAACACTCGCCTTAGTCAATAAGTTTTCACTAAGTAATCCTTCCACTAGCTAGTCACCTCGTTAACTCCCCAAATGTAATAATCCATATCTGTGACTACCTCGCCCTTTACCTTAATGGTCTTGGTTGTGGCGATAGGAATGTTAAGGTCAGAACGGATTAAGGTATCGCCAGTTGGGATTGCCTTGGAATATGGAACTATTCGTTTATCATCAATAAGCAATTCCGCTTTCTTGTCTGCCGAATTTGCGTTTGAGATCGCAAAACCTTTCATAATAAATGTTGTACTTGCTGCTATGGTAGCGACAGTTACTGAACCTGTAGTCAGCGTACCGGAGTAAACTTGGTCTGTATATGTTTTAGCCAATGAACCGACACCCCCTTAAATCAAGATATTTTTTGTCTGCTCGGTACTGTACTTCATCCTCCTGATGTTGAGTAAGGGCATCATTAACACCTTTAACCGTTTCTGTTGTTCGTCCAGTCCCTGCCAAATTATCTAAACCACTTTGTAATGCTTTGGCATCTAGTTCATTTATTAAGCCTGAATTCAATTCATTATCTGAAATTCTTCCTTGACCTCTTGCCATGACAAACCTCCCTTATATTATTTATCAAAAAGAGTTAGAAGAAATAAATCCTCTAACTCTTTAAAACACAAACCATAAATTCCTTCTAAATTGTACTTTTATTTCTTTGAATACTGTAAAGTATTAAATATTTTCTATATATTCCAACCTTTTTAATTCACTTCTCAGTATTTCTTCAATATTATCTTTTTCCCAATACCATATTTCTAATAACTTAATATTATTTTTTAAAGCACACTCCCTTTTACGTCTGTCATGTTCAACTTGTATTATAAGTTCTTCTTTACTTTGTTGGTGAGCAGTTCCATCATGAAATTCACCTTGATATTCAATCAAAAGATTGTACTGCGGAAGATAAAAATCGTACGACAATAAACCATTATTTATACCAACAAGGCCATCAAATGTTTTTTGAGGAATATAATAAGTATTGTCATTTTTATCTAACAACTTATCATAATCATATTGAGTTATTTCAATAAACCCCTTACCAATAAAAACTTCCTTACATTTCTTTTCACCTTTAGATTTATTACACTCTGGACAACCTGATTTACAAATTCCGTTTCTATTCCCTATAGTCGCTTCCCATTCATTTCCACATTCCTTACATATCCACCAAGCATATTGATTACTTCCTGGGGTATATTCTTTTGGTGATTTTATATTCTTTTCATAATCCCACTCTTCGCAAAGTTTTGGGTTATTCAATAGTAAATTATAATTCTCTGATGGATAAAATCCAGAACAATAAGGGCAACCATTTATATTTCTATGTTTTACAGAAATATTCCATTCGTGTTTACTGTCCACAGAACATTGCCACCAAACTTCTTTATGACTTCCGCAAGTTACATCATAAGGAGTTAAATCACCATTCTTAGTAGGATGCCATTCTTTAGCTATGTTGGGGTTTTTAGTTGCTAGGCAGTTTGATAATCCTACTTTTACTCCAGCACAAAATGGACAATTATACTCTTGATTTATAATACAACTCCAACTCATATTAAATTCTTCTAAACAACCTTCTTTTAAGCATTTCCATTTTAATTTTTTATCTGTTCCTTCAAATTTATTGCTTATTAATTCAAAAGGTTTATTATTTAATTTACACCAAAGTTTTATATTCTGTACCGAATAAGGATTGTTTGCGTATACAAATTTTGTATTCATATTGGTTTTTAATAATTGAATGTCCGAAATATAATAATAACCAAAATTATCATAAAATGTTACATATTTACGACCATTTTTAATATCTACTTTTACAACTATACAATTATATTTTTCTTTTATAAAAATGCAAATTGACTCATACGTCCAAATTATACCTTTAGAGTACCCCATTTCCCCTCCTATATTTTATTAAAATATTAAATTTATATGAACATATATAAAAAGAGCATGTCTTGAACATGCTCTTTTTATATAGTCCGTTACTTCTTTGAATACTGAATCGCATAACTGTTGAGGCCCTGAATCAACCCATCTATTCCGTTTTGATTATTAACATTAGGCAATTCTAACCTATCAATATTAAAGATTTGCTGTGTTGTTTGAGCAGTCTGCTTCAATATTCCACCAATACTTGCCATGATATCAACAGGTTTAAATATATCTGCCATATTTCTAACTTTTAAAATAGAATTGTTCATTATCTTACTAATATCTAGTCCTTCAGGCAAACCTTTTACTAATTCATATAATTTTTTAGCTTGGCCTGCATTAAACATAACTTCTGAAGATGATTTCTGGCCATGAACTTGCGCTAGACCTGTATAATCTACAACCCCACCATCAGCATAACTTCCGATAGACAATCCTAGTCTGCTATTAATCTCATCAATCTGCGCTTGTTCTTGTGGAGTTATTACTCCATCTGCATTTACTACAGTAGTTACTGTATTAACAACATATTTCAGCATATTTGGATCATTTTTTATTTCTTCGTCTGTCATGTTGTTATTTAACCATAACGCCTGTTGAGTCGTATTTTTAGAATCCCAATCATCAGGTTGCCACGCTGCTTCTTCTGCATCTGTTTTAGCTTTTGCCTCGGCAGCTTGAGCATCAATAATGTCTTGTAATGCTTGTTTTGCTCTAACTGCTAACTCTTCCATATTAGTTACATAAGTAGAATATGCAGATTCAATATTATCCAGATTACTCTGAGTAGAAGTGAAAATATTATTCCATTCAGTAGAATTTATTAAATTCATGTCTCCCATATATTCTTTATTTAGGTTGGTCATAGCTCTATTAAATTCTTCCATACTCTCATACTCGCCATTTAGAGCTCTATCCATTATAGTTTTAACTCTTGCTAAATACTTAGACTTTTCATCAAGTTTTTCTTGATCTGCTTCATTGATTTCGTCTTGTTCCCAATTAATCAAATCAACTTGACTATTTGCTAATTCTTCTTGTGCTGATGCAATTGCTTCTTGGTCAGCAACATAAGTAAAATCCGATGTATAAAAATTATAAAACATTAAAATCTTTAATAAGACATATAAAAAATATTAATACCTAACTTTTATACTTCCCAATTCATCTACCCCATTTTCGTATTTCTACTACTCACGTTTGATATAGGTATCCAAGGGCTTAAACTCCACACATCGGAGTGTGTACATTCTAAACATAGCAGTTAGGTTGCATATGCTAGATTTTTTAAATTAATAGAGGCGTTTAAATCTCTATCTAAAATGCTTCCACATTCTGTACAAATATATGTTCTTTCATTTAAACTTAATTTATCTTTTTTATGTCCACATTCACTACATAATTTACTTGAAGGAAACCATCTATTAGCAATTATTAATTTTATATTATTCCATTTACATTTATAAGTTAATTGTCTACGGATTTCATAAAATTTTGCTTCTTTTATACTTCTTGATAGATGTTTATTTTTCATCATACCAACCACATTTAAGTCTTCAATAACTATTGCTTCAGGATTTGATTTAACTAAAGATGTCGTAAATGTATGTATATTTGTAGTAAGAACATTAGATATACGTTGATAAATTTTCAAGATTTCCTTTTCAAGCTTAAGTAAATTTTTAGATTTTTGTAATTTGACAAACTTGGTTTTCGTTTGCTTACATTCCTCTAACATTGGTTGATATAATTTACTCGCTTTTCTTTGCAATCGTTTTAGCTTCTTAGTTTCTTTTTTTATATCAGGTTTATTATTCACGATTCCATTTGAACAAGTTGCTAAAGTTTTAATTCCTAGATCAATTCCAATTACATCTGTTTTAGGTTTGTCATTATCTTGTTTGTCAATAATTTCAACCCCCACGGAAACCCAAAAATTAAGTTTATCATATTCTATTTTGGGAATAATGTATCTAATATTATCACCATAGGGGATACGATTTTTTTGTGCTAATTTAACCCATCCTAGTTTTTCTAATTTTACTTTATCAGAAGTGAATTTAATACTTCTCTCATGTGTAGCACAAGACATCTTACTTTTTTTTCTTGATTTAAATTTAGGTTTATTTGCCCTCTTCCTAAAGTAATTATCATATGCCGTGGCAACATTTAAAATTGCAACTTTTGTCGCTCTCCCTGATATCTCTTTCAACCATTTATTTTCTTCTTTATTTTTAAATTCAGTAAATAAAACACATAAAGAAAATCCAGAGATAAACTTACCACCATTTTTATAATTCTCTTCTTCTATCTCAAGACCCCAATTATACGCAAATCTAGCAGCATGACAAAAATCAATTATTTTTTTTCTTTGTTCTTCACTAGGTATTATTTGAACTCTAAACCCTTTAATCATAGTTGTTTCTCCTTAATTGCATAAAAACAATGTGATATCAAACATATTGTTTTATATGTCTTATTTTAATATTTTTTATATGTCTTATTAAGACTAATGTCTTAAATTTTTATACGTGTTCACTAATGTTCGCTATACACTAGCAGTTCTCTTATAAACTTCTCATATTTTCATATGAGCGCAGGTCATGTCTTCACCTTCAGCATTACCTGTTAAGGGCAGTCCGTTTCCCCTCGCTTGAGGGTACGAGTTCTCACTCTGACCGTCGAACCTTACTCTATTCGAGTCTTGGCTGCACAAACATCCATTGTTACAGACTTTAGGATTTAACCATAGTCCATCTCTCAACTTTTTTCTACTTTCGTTCCATCACACTTAAGCATATTTCATCCTTATGTTGTGGCATGAGAGCTTTAGGAATTACTTGCAATTAAAACTGTGTCCTATGCATATTTCTATACATACGGGGCTACAGTATTTAAAAGTTATTACATTAATATAACTTTTTGTAAACTGTTAGTTACCCATGTACCATCTGCGTTTTGAGTCATTTGTTGAATTGTCTTTTGATCCATTAGATTCTTTACTTTTAATTGCAATTGTTGAATGTCAAGTTGTTTTTGCAATCGTTCAATCGAAGATTTTTCAATATCTCCTTGTGAATTTAATAAAGCAGTTTGTTCAGCAGTTAAAGTTAATCCTTCAGATTGAATTTGTGCTCTAATTTTACTTATTTCTAAGTCTTTTTCAGCACCTGAAAGATATTTTTCTTGTAAAGCAATTCTTTGATTTAATGCATCTTGTGCCTCTTGCTCTGTACTACCATTAAAAAGAGTTTTCTCAATCGCTTCATATTGAGTTTTAAAAGTTTGAGCAAGAGCTTTATTTTGGAAACCCTTCTCAGTATCTATTAAACCCTTCATTGCAAGTTCAGCATTTTCAAGTTCTGTTGTATATTTTGCTACGTTCTCTGCTTTTTTCCCTGCAGGAATGTCTGTTCTTGCCATTTCAGTAGCAATTTTATTTTTAATTATTTCTATTTCAGATGCCTTATTTGCAATTTGTGCTTCAATATTTGCAATACTTCCAGCAAAATCAGTTTCATCAAGTAATTGCAACAAAACTTGTAAATCAGATATTGCATCTTTGAATGGTTTCACTAGATTATCAAACTTAATTCTAGCAATTTCTTGAGCAGTTTGCTTAACAGCAATATTTGCATCAATAAGGTCTGAATTAACTTCACCTAATTTATCAGATGCTTGTTGAAATTCCTGAGAATTTGCTAATGCATTTGCCAAGTCAGCATCGGTATAATTTGGATCAACTTTTGCTAAATCTGCTTTCACACTTGCTTCTGCTTCAGCTTTTTCTTTTTCTAATTGTGCTTTTTCAGCTTGAAGCGAATCTACTTTGGTTTGATTTTCTTCTTGAATTGCTTGCTCAGTTGCTAATTGATCTTCGATACTTGCACCAATTAGTTTTTGATATTCTAATGTTTTTTGCAAATATGAAACTTGAGCTTCAGCTTTTGCCTGAGCTTTATCAAATCCTTCATATTCAGCTTCAAACCTCTCTTTAACTAATTGTTTGATTGATAATTGAGCAGATTTCTGAGCTTCAAAGTTAGATTTAATCTTTCCTAAAACATCTCTGGTTGTTTCATTGTCCTCATATGTTCCATCATCATTTTTGTATTTAGCAATGGACTCATATAATTTATCAATATTTTCAGATGCAACAGTTATAGCTTCTTGATAAAGATTTATTTTCTGTTCAATATATTGTGCAGAATTTAAATTAGCTAATGCCTTTTGTGTCGCAACAAGTTTTTGAGTGAAGTCAGTTTTTGAAGCTTTCTGAGAGTCAAGAATTGCTTGATCTGATTCAGCTTTTGTTACTAATTCAGAATTTTTAGCTGTTTCTTTATCAATATTTTTTTGTGTTCTAGAAACTGCTCTCTCAGCACTTCTTGAACCAACATATTTATCCTTATATGTTCCATCTTCATTCAAATATTTTGATAAAGTTTTTTCATATCCAGCAATTTTCTTATCTGATTTTTCTACAGCAGTATTGTCTTTTGCAACAATTTTTGTTGTTTTTGCTATTTCTTTAGAAATATCAGATATTGATTGGGAGAATTCATCTAAACTATCATTGAGAAAATCAACATCAGTGATATGGGAACCAGTACCTTCAGCATATGCAGGGATTTTACCGTTGTTTAGTTTAAGGATTCTTTCAGTTTCATCATTAGGAGTTACTTGGGTTCCTTCTGGAAGATTTACTAATTCTGCTCCATCATCACCTGATAGATATATTGAACCATTTGGAAGTTTTATTAATTCTCGGCCTTTTTCACTTCAGTTTTGTTATCGTGTAGACTCTTTATTCTACACTTCTATATGTTTCCATATAGCTCAGACTATATTTTCATCCTAATTATATATTAGGACGATGGGCGCTCTTGAAAGGATTATTGGCATGACATCCTCACCTTTTAGTCGTTGCACCGTTCGTGATACTTTATTTGTCATTTCTCACGACTTGGCTCAGGGTTATCATAATTTAATGTGTGTGTTTTTTAAAGATTTGAACATAATAAAAACACTTCGTTTATAAAAGTGTTTAAGATATTTTCTATATTATTTAATTCCCAATACGGAATTCTTAATAGTGGGATGTTTTTTGACAAACAATAATTATCTTTAATCTTATCCCTCTTTTGTGTTTCCTTCAGACTTTTTTCTCCCCCAAAATATTCTATTGCTTCATAATGCTGTATGCCATCATATTCTATTAAAAATAATACTTTCCCATTGTCATCTAATACAGCAAAATCGAAGGGGAGTGGAAGTTTATCTCTACAATCCTTAAATCTGAATTGATATTTATATATTATTTGTAATTTATTTAATATATAATCAATTTCTTTTTCTCCTTTTGATTCATTGCATTTAGGGCATCTCTGCCCTCTATTGATAAAATAATATGGAGTTACACTATACTTATGATTACATTTATGGTGAATTACATTTATTTTATTATCTACTCCATTATATTCTTCTAAAAATGTATATTTATCCTCTACTAAATCATAAACTTCTTTGACAAATTCATCATTAGTTTTACTATAAACACCAGAACATTTAGAACATCTTCTTCCACTATAAAAATCTGCCCAATTCATTTTAAATTCATGATTTTGTCCACATTTCCATTCTAATTTCTCTTGACTATTTTTGTATTTTGTAGACAATAACGAATATCTTGGTGCAATAATTTTAATTATTATATTTATATTATATATGGTATATGGATTGAATTTTGAAAATGGATCTGGAAGAGACTTTTTGTTGACAAGAGTATCTATATTTGTAACAACCATATAACCTTCTTTGGTTTTTCCTATTAATTTCTGTTTTACATTCTTAAATTCATTAAACAAAGGTTCTAAATTATTGTCTCTAAATATTTGTCTAGCTGTTTCCAAGGTATATCTAGTTCTATTACTACATTCATTACATTGTCTTTTGTTTCTCTTTTTAAACTTAGAAAATGTTGTCGAAAAAGGATTTCCACATCTGCATCTAAAATTCAATTTTTTATCTGAATCTTCGAAAACAGTAGATTCTAATGTAGTTCCTTTCCCATTTTCATTTACAAAATCGTTTACCATTTCAAATGTATATTTATAAATCATTTTTTCACCTCCTTTTTACAAAAAATTAAAACAGTCCGTAAACAAGAACTGCTAAATGATAATTTATTTAATTAATTTACACACACGTTAAACCTTAGACTTTCCCTGAATTCACCCATTAATAATCTATAATGTTACCACTATAGACGGCAATTTAACTTACCACTGCGAGGCCACCTGGTGAGGAATCAGTTCCTTTAGCAAAACCTTCTGGTTTTTCTCCTTCTACAGTTTGAACATAAATTGTATGAATTGAAGAAGTATCAATTTGCAATTCCGCTTTAGCTTGTAAGGCAGCAGTATCTTCAAAAATAGCTGTAATTTTTACTTCGTTGTCTTTTATTAAGTCTTGAATCTTTTTATTTGCTTCTTCTGTATCTGTATTTACTGCAATAGAACCAATTTTTTCTTTTACAGCATCAAGACTTGCTTGTGCATCAGCAGTCATTTCAAATTTAGGAACAGCAAGAACTTCTAAATCTGCAACTTGAATTGCTTTTAGTCTTTCATCAAAATCTTCTTGAGATATTTCACCATTCTTTAAACTGATGTTAAGTCCTACTTCTGCTTCTGATGCTGTTTTAGAAAGAGTAGTTAATACATCTTGAATTTTTTGATAATAACCAAGTACTTCAGTTTGGTTAGCAGGAGTTATCTCTCCTAGAGAATTGATTTTTAATGTTAAATCAGCTACATCATCTTTAGCTTTTAATACGGCATTTGTGAATTCGTCGTGGATAAAGGTAACAAATGTTGTAGGTGGCTCAAACTCATATTCATCAACATTAGGTTTTGGAATTTCTGCTATTGCATCTTGAACACTTTTATAGTCAATGCGAGGCACAATTTCCATATCAATTTTAGGTACAACAGAGGATATTCCACCTTTTGATAATTGCTGTTCTTGATCTACTTGGTCGATTTTTGACATGATTTCTTGGAGATTTGCATCAGTGGATTCAAAAAGAGCATTTTGCTTTACTTTATCTATTTCTTTTTGATAATCTTTTTGTGCTTTTAATGCTTCAGATGCTAATTTTGCAGAGGATTGGAGATATTCATTATATTTTTTCTGACCTTCAAATGTTGTTGGATTTCCTAATTTGGATAATTCTTCTTGGAGAGAAGCTGTTACATCTGACCATTCTGATGTTGCTGTGATGTTGTCTTTTATCCATTGTTCGATGTTTAGGTTTTTAAAGGAGGATTCTAGGGTGGAGGTTTCAGAGGAGGATAGGGCTTGGGATTGTTCTTCTAGAGCAGAAATTGTGTATTCGCGTGATTGTTTTGCAAGTTCTTTGGACGCTTCAGTATTCTCTTTGATTAACTTTGTGTAATTCGCCCAACCATTGCGAAGTATTTGCATGGATTTAAATTCTTCATCCATTGATTTGATGATTTCTTCAATAGATTTAACTTTTTCTGTTTGTTCACTAGCGTTCGCTCTATTTGATTCTTCAATAAGTTTATTTTTTTCACTAATAAAAGAGATTGATTCCTCATTAGAATCACCGACAAACCATCTAGACGTATCACCAAATTGTGATGATGATATTGCAGAGTCTTTAAGTTGATTTACTTTGTCGCGAGATTTTTGAAGGAGTTCTAGTTCTTTGGCCTGAGAAGCAATTAATTCATTTGTTTTAGTAAGTGTTAGTTGGTAATTTTTAGCTGATTTTACTTGATCTAATTCTTTTTGTATTGCATCTGATTTTGCTTTTTGTAGGTCTGATTCAACTTTGATTTGTGCTAGGGTTGCTTGGGTTAGAGATTCTAGGGATTGGGTTTGTGGAGATTTATTTGACGACTTAGAACCAGAGTCTTTCTTATCGTCACTACTACCAGTAACAGGAGCAGGTTTCCAATTTAAAACATTATCCATTTCCTGAATTGATTTTGCTAAAGAGTCTACACTACTTTTTGCACTTTCATATACTCTTATTTTCCCACCAATTCTTGACGTTTCTAATATCTCTAATCCACCAACATTACCACTATCTGGAATTGTAGTATTATTTGTACGAGCGTCCCATAGGTCTCTTAATTTATCAATTTCTCCTTGATATAATGCCATATTTTTTACAGCAGTCTCGTATGCTGATTGAGTAGCATTTCTATTTGCTATTAATTGTTCTTTCGAACCACTTGAAGCTGCTTCCGCTAATTCAACTCTTTTTTTTGCTTCTTTGTCCATAGATTCAATAATAATTTTACCATTATTAAATTCTTCAGGAAACATAGCTAAAAGCATATTTTTGACTTCTGCTAATCGTTTTGTTTGTTGTTCATTCTTTTCAGTAATAGCAGATAGTTCTTTATATTCATTAACTAATGCCGAAGTATTATTAGCCAAATCTAACTGAGTTTGTGCTTTTTTTATTTCTTCTGCTTGGTATTCAGTTGAATTTTTTTGAGCTTTCCCCAAACTAACGTTTAACTTATCTTGTCTTATTCTTGCTTCATCAATAAACTCTGCCCATGTTTTTATTTGAAGGATATTAATACCTAAGTTGGTTGCTAAATCTTTCATCTCGTCAGATAATTCAGATGGATCATATATTGAATCTAATAACCCTGCCTCATCAAAAACATATTCCCCTTTTTCATTATATGTATATTGTTTTTCACTTTTTTTGGCATTGTTTGCTTCTTTGATTTTAGAGATTAGTTCACTATATTTCTTTATTTGTGCCTCTATGTCATTTACATCTTGAAGGCTTGGCACACCTACTTTATTTACAGAATCAATTAATTCATTAAATGCTCTTGTTGATTCTTCTACTGTTTGTGTTAATTTTTCTTGTTCTTCTCTAGCTTGTTTTTGTTTCCCATTGTACATTACTATAGAACCTATTACTGCTAAAAGAGCTGTTCCTAATAATATAAAAGGGTTAGATGCGGTTGCAATAGTAAAAGCTTTCATTGCTAAAGTAGCGTTTTTAAGGGCTGGAATTAATGATAAAGTTTTTACCAATAAACTACTAATAGTTAATACTAAAGCAGTTATAGCAACTTTACCTGTTATACCCATTTCTGACAACTCAGTTAATCCTTTAATAAATTGTGCTGTCTGACCAAGTACGCCCGACATTACAGATTTTAATCCGCTTTCTCCAAGTACATATGAAAGCTCTTGACCTGCCGACTTCACTTTATTAATTTGACTTTCTAAACTGGCTAAATGCTTTCTGTTCTCCTCTAAAGCAGAGAAGAGACTTTGTTGCGATGTTGTTGTGGCTTTTGTGGCTACATCCCAGTTATCCATAAGAGCCAAAAACCGTGTTAAATGGTATCTTGAGCCAATTGTAAGTCCGATTTGTTGACGTTGTTCATTCGACAAAGTTCGATACTTAACTGCAAGATCAGACCAAATCTGGTCTACTTTGCGTACCTCACCTGAAATATCACGTATTGAAATTCCAACACTATTAAGAATTTTTTCTGAGTCATCAGAAAATGTGCGCGAGATAGTTGTTTTTAGACTATTGCCGATGACATTTCCACTCTCTTTTGTGGCCATTTGGATTGCTGTCGTATAACCAATTAAATTGTCTATTGTTGCTCCATATTGCTGTGCTGATTCGCCAGCTTTCGACAAACTTTGCGCTAACCCAATACTTGTGACTGCGAAATTGTTATCAACCTCGTTTATGCGATTAACCACAGAAACAGAATCTTCGGCAACAATATTAAACTGTGCCATAATTGCCGTTAGATAACCAGCCATTTCACCAGTTTTTAGCCCTGTCACGTTAGCCCCTAAAAGTGCCGTATTTGCCATCTCAATTGACTGAGCCGCTTCAAATCCTTGTTTTCCAAATTCAACCAAAGAATTTTGTGCCTCAGTAATTGTTCTTCCATAAGTATTAGCGGATTGAGCAGTTTCTTTCATCAATGCACCAAAATCTGTATCTGAAGACATTACCTTAGACATCTCTACTAATCTTGTATCAATTTCGATAATTGCCGATGGAATTTGTTGGAGAACGTTTAATAGTCCGTACATACTACCCATGACCACAGACCATACCATTGCCAATATGTTCACTTAAATTTGCTAAAATTAAGCAGTTCTCTTATGAACTTCTTGTACTTTCATACAACGTGCAGACTAATTCTTCACCTTCACCATTACGTGTTAAGGGCAACACACTTCCACTACCAATTGCTTGTAGTGTACTGGCATTTCAGCCATAGTCGTTGAGGGCAATCCTATTCAGATTTTCCCTGCATGAACATCCATTATTTACGGATACTTAGGATTTAACCATATATCCATCTCTACGTTTTTTCTACTTTCGTCCCATCATATAAAACTTATTTCATTTTTATATTGTGGTGTAGAGCTTTAGGAGTTACCTGCATATGCGTGTTGTGTCCTATGCACATTTCTGTACATACGAGGCTACAAAATAATAAAATTATCTTGTTGTTACCTTTGTGGCGGCTGTGCTCATCGCTTCTCCCAAACCCCAACTTCTAGTCATTCCATCTCTTAGAGCTTCGTTGAATTGATACATTTGACCTGTAGCGCGATCAATATAAACCCCTAAGTTTAAATGTTGACTACCATTCCTTAATTGTTGTGTAACCCGTATATATTGTTCTGTTTGTTGAATATTAGAAGCAATTAATCTATGCCCTTCCAACAAGGAAGTATTATAATATTGCTGTGCATGAGTGGCATTCGTAATAGCAGGATTTAATCTTGTAAATTGTTCATATTGAGTAAAATTAAAACCATGAGAATCATTTTGTCCTTGCCTAACTGTTTCATAAAATCTTCTAATGCGATTTTCAAGGTTTTGTAATTGTGTCAATTGTTCTGGTCTTATAGTTATCCCAATTTCATTATTTGCTTGAAATTGTCTAATAATATTTCGATATCTCTCTAATTGATGCTCTAATACTCTTGAACTCTCAGGAGTTAAGTTATTACTGATATTGTTTCCTAAACCTAAAGCCGATTGCATTCTTGTATTAAGTAATCTAGCTTGTTGCTGTATTGATCTTTCTGTTTGATTAAACAGTCCTGCATATAACTGTTGCTGTCTTTGAATATTCTGTTCAGCTTGTTGTTGTTGCTTTAATTGTTCTTTAGCAAGACGCTCTTCTTCTTTTCTAACATTTTCTATTTCTCTAGATAATTGTGTCAGTGTAGTTATTTGATTTCTTATTTCTTGGACATTGGTTTTAGATACATTTGACATATCTAATTCTTTAATTTTTTGAGACAATTGTTGAACTTCTGTTACTAATGCAGGATTTATTTTAAATGGTTCTAGCGATTGTTGCATCTTGCTTTTGGATGCGTTTAATGCATCAATAGCTTCTCGCTGTCTTTTTAAATTTATTGTTTCTTCATTAATCTGTTTAGAACCTGATTTAGCATTGAAAATTTCTGTAACTTTAGTTAATTGTCCAAAAGCATCTTCTAATTCTTTAATTTCCTTAATTTCAGTTAATATGCCATTATTTTTGGTTTCTATAACTGATTGTTTATTAACATTTTCCATTGTTTTTCCAAGACTTTGAAAAGAAGAATTTAGATTATTAACTTGATTAATAGAAGGGGAAATTGCTTTACTTATTTGATCTAAACCTTTTATGGAAGCAGAATCAAAAACAATATTGAGTTTTTTTGTATCAACATATTTCTGTAAATTTTTAATTGCTTCATCAATATTATGTTGACTACTTGCATAATTAACTTGTATGACTAATCCTAAATTATCAGCCAATTAATTTCACCTCACCTCTCTTTGGGGTAAATAAAACTTGATTAAATATTCTAAAAAATGTATAATATCAATACAATGTAATAATAAAAAAGTAAAAAGGAGTGTTATCAGCATGAGTGAAACTTTTCTTATATTTATATATTTTTGTATATCCTTATCTATATTTTTATTTATAAGGTATTTCAAAATTCAAAAACGTAAAGGTATAGTTAAACTTATGCCATTTAAACATATTGAAGGAATAAGCAAATTAGCAAAAGGCATAGACGTAAACATATCTTTCCATGAAAATAATGTTATTATTGATAATATTATTTATCGCATCTCATCTATTGATAAATTAAAAATTACTTCATCTAAACAATTAGTAGACAAAGAAAATAGTGTTATTGGAAGAGCTATTATAGGTAGTGCCTTTGGTGGAATTGGTGCTGTTGTGGGAGGTATGAGTGGAATAAATGATGGGAGCAAAGAAACTAGATTAATACACTATTTAACAATGACTTTTAAAGATGGCAGTAGCGCAGTATTTTCTTTTAGAAATGATAGTGACAGATTCAATTTAGATGGAGTTATTAATCGAGTTAAAGAATATTAATGAAAAGGACACTAATTAAAGTGTCCTTTTGTTTTTACCTATATCCATTACTATTAAATGCCACAACTACAGCATCTATTAACATTTTTTGCATATCGCTTTGTATTTTCTCTATTGCCTTTTCAAGAAATTTTGATTCTGGACGATTATGGAAATAGTCGGGAGGATTTTGATCTTCCCAACCATTCCATGAGAATCCATAATTCATTAAAGGAGCAACGTATGTCGGCTGACCATCAACAACACTAAAATGATTCGTTTTTTCTGAATCACAAAATACTTTTATTTCAACTGAAGTAGTATTATATTTTACCGAGGAAGAAACGCTATTTAAAAGTTCGTAGGTACGAGTGTAGTATTGAGGCGTATACGTGGCGTATATATTATCCCAAATTGCTTCGTATAACCTCTGTTCACCTACACCTCTAATATAATCTACTTTTTTCTTAAATTCAACACTAGACATTAGATTATGTAAATTAATTTTATTAATTTGCATATCTTCACTCTTTTACTAATTCTTGCTCTAATTTATCTTCTTGATCCTCTCCTGTATTTTCATTTCCCATTAATTGATTCATTAGTGGTATATTATCAGTCATTGTCTTAATTAAAGTATTTACTCTTTCCACTTCTTCTTGGGGTAATGAACCAACTATGTGATCAAATACTTCAATGTCAATAAGTGTTTCTGTACCTGATATTAATTCCATAAGATTGTCTGAAAGTGGAACATTTGTAAAATATTTAACGAGTAAAGCAGGGAAAATAAAAGCGGTATCTTTGATTAATTCTAAATCGGAAACTATATTAGGGAGTTCTTCTTTGAAAGAGAGATAATCAACTATTAATTTTTGGACATCGGTTTTTTTAAAATATTTATTTATTTCTATTGTGTAGACATCTGAAAATCTATCTGTGACTGTTAAGGTTGTTCTCTCGTTAAATTTTGTTGATATTTTAGATATAGTTTTTTGATTTAATTTTTTATTTGCCATTTTAATTTCCTTCTTTCAATTATTTATTTCTGTCTAGGTGTACACATCGTTTTCATCCCGAAATGCAGAGCAAAGTTATTATATGTTTTAAATCTTTTCAAAATTTCTTTATATATTCCTGATTCTTTTTTAACAATTACTGAAGTGCTTGGAAGGATATTTTGATCAACGCTATGTATCATTATATTATCTAATAATTCTTGTGATGTCATAGTAAAGTATTCTACTGAATTGATTTTATATGTATTACCATTCTTTAATTCAATACCTAAAAATGGTTCAAATATTTCCTTGAGAGTTTTTGTTTTTATATCCTCTGGGTATATAAAAAGACACTGGTCATAAACTCCAATATCTTTTAAATCTTTAATCTTATTATCAATTTTATTTACATATCTAATATTTATATGACTATTGATTTTTTCTGGATAATACATACCAGCATACTCAACATAATAATTTTCTCCATTCAACGGTAGTTTCCAGTCAAACCTCCTTTTGTCACCAGTAATAAATTCACTATAAGATGTTTCTTTTTCATATTCTATATTATTATCTATATAAAAATTTGTTATCACACATTCTACAAATGACCTACATTTTCCACCGTTTTTATCAAAGCATATCGTACCTGCACCTGTACCTCTGTAATATTTTGCATAATCAATATTTAATAAAGCACATATATTTTCAATTGAACCAAAATGCTTAATATACGTAGAACAACTGGCAGTATTCACAATATTATCTAATTCTCTCACGTAAGGAATTCTTTTTAGCTTTAAAAATAAATTATTAAAATCTTCCAACATTTCATCTTTACTTCTTATTATAGTGGTGGTTCCGATAGGCGTATATCCCAAATGTAAAATAATTTCATTAAACAACATATGACATTTTGAATCAAAAATATTATACGAGTAGGGTAAACCCTTTTCTTTCATCTCTTCAAAAGTCATAGATCCACCATTTTCAATCAACATATCTCTAATATCATTTAGTATTTTTTCTTTAGGTATGTCTAAATCGTTATTTAACTCATATTTAGGCAAATATTTTCTGCAAATGTCATTGTATTTTATATATAACTTTTCCTCTAGAACCCTCCTACCAAATCCCCTATGTTCAATATTTTCATATTCCGCAACCGTTGGACATCTATTTAATTTATCTGCCACTTTTATTAATTCATTTATAGATATTTTAATTCTCTCATCGTCTGTTAATGGTATTTCAGCAATACCTGCCAAATAACATGCATTTTCGTAACTATCAAAGTGTTTGCAATAATAATCATGTGACGGTGATAAACCATATTCACGAAACTCATCTCTTGTAAGTATTTTATTATATGTACTATAATACTCTTTTAGTTTTTCTAGAGCATATTCTTTCGTGTAACCAATATAATGATTAACTTCAAGTCCGGCTAATTGCAATATTTCATTCCAAGATTTGGTATTAAATCTTCCATAATATGATTCTGTGCTAGGAAATCCATTCGCATTACACATATCTTTTGTAGTAGGTGATTTGCCATTATTAATCGAAAAATCTCTAATTATATTTAATAAGTCTTCATCTGTAGTAATACTTGTATATCCTGCTCGTTGTAGAGCCTTTTCAAATGAACCAAACTTATCACCAAACCAACTCATGGAGGGTTTAAAATTTGCCTTTTGTAATTCTCTTCTTGTTGGCACATACCCTAGTGAATCAATATACTCCTTTAATTTATTTAATGCTTTTTCTTCATCATAATTCTTTTCTTTTGCACTACCAAC